TAACTAACACTTAGCAATAGTGTTGAAGGGGCTTTGTAGCCCTTAGCCCCTTCAATTTTAATTAGAGAGGAAAACATGCCAGCAACCTACGTTACCGAAGCTGAACTTCGTCTGACTTTGGGTATCCAAAATCTGTATTCCTCGGCAGTTGTAGAAGAATGTTGCCAGGCCGCTGAAAATATAGTTAAAAGCCATTTATGGTTTAACAACTATTATGCAGCTGCTAGAAGTTTGACAGACAACGTAGCAACACTTTATTTCCAACAACCACATGGTATGTATGTTGGTCAGAGCGTAACGATCTCTAATGCGGGTAGCCCGTTCAATGGAACAAAAACAATTACTGAGATTAATGGCGCAACACAAGTATCTGCCCTTAACTATCAAAACTATTCTTTAATTGCATATAATTATTCAATCTCCTACGCAGCAACAGGTTCAGATCAAGTTAAGAACCCTATTCAACCTTTTGCCACAGTAGCTGCTTCCACAAACATTGATTTTGCAACAGTGCCGGAAGTAAGAGAAAGCGCACTTATGATTGCAGTTGATATTTGGCAAGCAAGACAACTTTCAAATGCTGGTGGCGTTTCACCAGATGGATTTACTCCGTCCCCTTACCGGCTCGGAAATACGCTTCTCGCCCGGGTCAGAGGTTTACTTGCGAATTACTTAAATCCGAATGGTTTAGTTGGATGACAGTCGCCGTCACGACTCTCCGTTCTACCATTGCAACGGCTTTAAGTAATCCAACGGTTTGGTCGGTGTTTTCATACCCTCCGGCCAGTCCGTTGGCCAACAGTTGCGTCATAGAACCTGATGATCCTTATATTGTTCCAAGCAATAATCAACATATAACTATTGCACCTTTGGCAAACTTTAGAATTAAACTTTATCTTCCATTATTAGATAATCAAGCCAGCTTGATGGATATGGAAGAATTTATTGTTGACGTATTTACAAAACTAGCGGCATCTTCGCTAAACTATAACATTGGCTCTGTGTCTGGAGTATCAGTTGATACTGCTGCTGGAGACCTTCTCACAACGGAAATCCGTTTGAGCATACTCACGAGTTGGGCATAAAAATGACTAATCTAACACCTGAAGATTTGGCTTTTCTGAAAAAGATTGGTCAAATTGAATCCACCCCTAAGGCACCAGCCAAGAAAGACGAGGAATAAATCATGGCGATATTTTTGAATAACAAGGTCGGTTTTAAGATTGCAACTGTTGATCTATCAGATCACGTTACAGCTTTCACCCTAAACCGCCAATCAGATCAGCTGGAAGTCACGGCGATGGGTGATACAGCTCACAAATTTGTAACCGGGCTGTCAGCTGACACCATCACAGTATCATTCTTAAATGACACAGCAGCAGGCTCAGTCCTTGCTACTCTACAAACTAACTACGGCGCAACCGTAGCGTTTTCAGCAATTCAAGAAAAAGGCACAGCGGTATCAGCAACCAACAAGTTATACACAGGCACAATTCTTATTGACAACATTCCAGACATCAACGGCGCTGTCGCTGATGAAGCTGCGTTTGATATAACCTTTACCTGCAACAGCAAGACTGATGCAGCAAGCACAGGCACATTCTAAACAACTAAAAGAAAAGGGCTAAAATGGCACAGTTAAGAATAGTAAGGGTGGATGGTAGCGATACTGTCCACCAAATCACACCAGCAATAGAATATGCTTTTGAAATCTATGCAAAGAAAGGCTTACACAAAGCCTTCCGTGAGGATGAAAAACAGACTGACGTTTATTGGTTAGCCTGGGAGTGCATCCGTAGATCGGGAGAAACTGTTAAGCCTTTCGGCGCAGAGTTCTTGGATACGCTTGTTCGTGTGGAAGTTCTTGATGACCTCCCTTTGGGCTGACTAGGGATTCTCTGACCTACCTCATTGCACGAATGAGCCTAGAGACGGGAATTCCTGCACAATCCTTTATAGATATGGATGTGCGAATGTTCAAGACTTATTTAATGGCTATGAAAGATAGGGCAAAGGAGATGAAGGATGGCAGCGCAAATAGACGGCGTTAAACAACTTCGCTTTGCACTGCAAAACTTTGAACCTGATTTAGCCAAAGAGACACAAAAAGAAATGGCTGCAGCATTAAAGCCTATTGTGCAGAACGCTAGAAACCTTGTGCCAGCAGTCAGCCCGTTATCAGGCTGGCGGCCTAGAGCCATGAGTGAAGCAAGATTCCCAACATGGGATTCAAAGATTGCTAAGCGTGGCATTACATACAGCACAAGCCCAAGCAAGCCAAACTATCGTGGCTTTTCTTATGCAGCTTCTATACGTAACAAGTCTGCTATTGGTGCTATCTATGAGCGTGCCGGTGTTCGTGCGCCAAGCGGTAAGAAATCAAGCAGACCAAACTTTGCTCAGGCTTTAGGGCCTATGGTAGGCGAAGGCAGACTGCAAGGTCGTGCCATGTTTGCGGCCTGGAATAGAGATCAAGGCAGAGCAACCGCAGCAGTCATGAAAGCCTTGCAAAATGCAGCAAATAACTTTAAGAACAGGCGAGGTGCGTAATGGCCAAAGTAGATTTAGTAGTTGGCATTGGTGCGGAATACAAAGGCAAGCCAGCGTTCAAGAAAGCCCTCACAGACACTCAGAAGTTAACTAATAGCGTCAAGAGTCTTGCTAAGGGTTATGTCGGGTTATTAGGCGCACAGAAGGCTTTTGCCTATGGTCAGCAATCGCTAAAGGCATTTGTGGAAGATGACAAGGCCGCCAGACAACTAGCACAGACTGTAGGCAACTTAGGCTTAGCCTATGAAGCAACCAACGTAGAAAACTTTATTCAAGGACTGGAAAGAACTTACGCAGTAGCTGATGATCTACTACGCCCTGCGTTTGCAAAACTAATCCAGGTTACACAATCAGTAACAGCTTCACAAGACATTATGCGAACCGCGTTAAACGCCGCGGCAGGTGCAGGCGTTGACGTAAACACTGCCGTAACAGATTTAGCCCAGGCTTACGTAGGAAACCTAAGAGGACTTAGAAAATACAACTTAGGACTTAGCCAGGCTGAAATGGCCACCAAGTCATTTCAAGAAATTCAAGCACTGCTTAACAAAACCTTTACCGGACAGGCTTCCCTAGCAGCTGACACTTATGCTGGCAAATTAAATGCGTTAACTATTGCTTCAGGCAACGCCAAAGAAATTATTGGTCAAGGTTTGACTGACGCTGTTACATCAGCATTTGGCGGTGGTGATATTGACCGCGCCACAACTAACATAGAAAGTATGGCACAAGCCGTATCAGACATTATTGCTGGACTTGGAACTATGACTGGTTGGTTTACTAAACTTGTCAAACTCACAGATAAATTTACTGTTGGTAACTTTATAGAAAGCAGACAATCTTCAGCACCATATGATCCAATGTCTGCCATAAATCCTGGTTTAACTCCTCAGTTTATGAAACTTGTTAAAGAACGCCAGAAAGCAGATGCGTTAGCCGCTAAGCGCCAAAAGGAATTGGCAGCACTAACAGCGAAGCAGACTAAGGCAACTAAAGAGCAGACTGCGCTAGCAAAGGCTAAAGCGGTTTTAGACAAAGCCAATGCAGTATTTAACATGGATTTGATTCAGAACACAGCTGCGCTTCAAGGCAAAGTAACCGAAGATGAGACTTTACGCCTCAAGTTGCAACAAGCCATTCTTTTAGGTAATTCAAAAGACGCTGGAAATCTAGCCCAAGAGTTGCTGGCCTCACAGACAGCAGCGATGAAGTTATCCTCAACCAATCCACTAGGCGGCTTCACAGATGCCCTTAAAGCGGCTCTAGACGGCGTTAAAGACCTCAGAGATGAACTTGCTAAACTAGGCGCACCAAAGGTTGGAATTCCAGCCATGCTGACTCCTAGTCAATTATTAGAACAAGATTATTTAGCTGCATTAGCAGACGCATCGAACGTTGACTTTGCAGGACTTGATGCTAGAGGCGGCCCCGTTAATGGTGGTTATAGACAATATGATAGATCATTAACTCAGACCGAACTACGCATATTTATAGACCCATCAGCTGCGCAATATGGTATTGGCGTGGCCTCAGTCAATAACTCAGCAAATGGCAATAGCAACAATTACAGCACCATTCAGAGTTTTGCAGGCGGCATGTAGTGGCAACACCAACCCTGGTTGTAACTTTCGACTTTAGTTCCGGTGCCGTATTCGGCTATCCGTTTATTATTGGCGAAGGCATATTAGGGTTTAACACGCTAGCAGACCAAGCAGCAGACACAATAGACATATCTAACCAAGTCAATCGAGTAAGCATTAGACGTGGCTATAACCTGCTCCAAGAGGAATTTCAGGCTGGCACAGCCACAATCAGAGTATTAGATCAGAACGGTGATTGGAATCCAACTAACCCAACTTCGCCTTACTTTGGCAAGTTAGTGCCATTACGCAAAGTGCGTATCTCAGCTGATGGCGAGTTCCTATTCTCAGGCTACACAATCACCTATAACTACACATGGGACAAAGAGCAAAACATAGGCTACGTAGATATTGAACTAGCCGATGCTTTCCGCTTGTTTAACATGTCAAACATAACCACCGTTACAGGCGCAACTGCTGGTGAGACTACAGGCAGCCGTGTAACCGACATTCTGGATACAATCGGCTTTCCTACATCTATGCGTAACATTCAGGCAGGCTCAACCACCGTTCAGGCTGACCCTGGCACTTCTCGCACTTCACTTCAAGCCATCAAGAACATGGAGTTCTCAGAGCAAGGCGCGTTTTATATCCTGCCATCTGGTAACGCTGAGTTTTTAAGCCGCGCAACCATACAAAGCAAGTCTGGCGTTAACCCAACATTCTTTAGTAATGATGGCACTGGCATCTCATACCGCAACATAGTTACTGCCCTAGATGACAAGCTGATTATTAACCAGACTTCCATCACTCGCGCAGGCGGCACAGCTCAGGTAGCCAACAACACGGCCAGCCAAATCAAGTATTTCCCACACTCTTACACAGCCACAGATTTGCTAGTCCAGACAGACGCACAGGCTTTAGATATTGCTCAGGCTTATACCGCAACACGGGCAGAAACCACTCTACGGGTTGATGCCCTTACTCTTGATCTAAACACAGCTGACTACGCAGCAGGCACGACCGCTGCCCTTACCCTAGATTTCTTTGACACCATCCGCGTCAAGAACGTAGGGCAAGACGGCACAGTTATTGACAAGACTTTGCAATGTATGGGAGTGGCACACGAAATTACTCCAGGCACTTGGAATACAACCTTTGTAACAAGTGAGCCAATCATCGACAGTTTCATCATAGGCAGTTCTTTATACGGTATAATCGGCACGTCAGTAATGACATATTAAGGGGATAAGATGGCAGCAGGATTAGGATTTAAGACATTCGCTAC